CCTGAGGCGGTTGACGCTCTTGGCGTAAATCGGGTTTCTGAAGAGAACCCAGGAACCACATTGGCCGGGAATCTGGCCGGGGGCATCATTCCTGCCGGGAAGGTTTTTCAAGGGGCTTCGGCTCTTAGCAGAATTGGGAAGGCGGGAGTGTTAGGTTCCGGATATGGCGCCAGCGAAAGCATTAAAGAAGGTGGGATAGATCGACTGGTGAACGATAAAGCCAAAATCGGGAAGGACGCTATTGTCACTGGGGCTTTAAGCACCATCCTCCCCGGCGCACTAGAGCTTCCAGGGCTGGCTCAGCATATCATTCGAGGGAAGATCAGCCCAGAGGCCGGGAAGCTCGCGCAAACGGCAAAAGAGATGGATATCCCCATTACTCCAGCTCAGGCCACGGGATCTAGGCAGCTCGGCCTGACAGAGAAGGCTCTTCTTAACGTGCCTGTGTCATCTGGAATAATGCAGGCAAGGCAAGAGGCTGTTAGCGAGGGCTTGCGAAGTCAGGCGAAGAAGCTTCTGGACGATAACGGTCCCAGAGTCAGTGAGCAAACCTTTGGGGATTTAGTCCAGACCCGTCTTGCAGCTCGTGAAGGTCGATTTAAAGGCACGGCATCCAAGCTTTACGATAAGTTTGAAAAGGCGGTTCCAAAAGATCTCAAGATTCAACTTGGAAGGGCGCGGGACTTGGCGGAAAACTTTATTGAACGAGAAATCAACAAGGAGGGGCTTGGATCCTCTCGGCTTGTTTCTCAGCTCAAGACTTTTGTCGGTGAGGCAGATCCGACAGGGAAGGCCATCCCGAAAGCGACTGATGTGCGGACCTTCCTCGATATCCGGGCGGCGGTCAATGACGAGATCAATAGCGCAATCAAAAATGAACGTGGCGACGTGGCGCGAAAGCTTGGCATGATCAAGGCGGAGATGGACAAGAGCCTTTCCGATTTCGCGCAGCTTCAAGGAGGCAAGATTCAGGAGAGTTTCAGCCTTGCAAACGGGTACTATGCGAAAGGGGCTCAGATTTTCAACGATCCGAAGGTGCAGAGGATGATTCAGAAAGATCCCGGCATGCTCTATGACATGATTGCTCAGCCGGGGACTGTCAAAGACATCAACACCTTAAAAGCTGCTTTAGGAGTCAATCGCTTTGAGCCCGTCAAAAGGGCGGTGATGGAGAAAATATTAACTACGGACGGAACCGAGGCGTTTTCTCCTCAAAAGTTTGGGACGAGCCTTGGAAAGTTTACTCCTGAGAACATAGAGGCTGTTTTTGGCGCAAGTAAGGTCAAAGAGATTCAAGACTTTTGGAAGGTTGCGGACGCCATTGTTAAAAATGAAAAGAGGGTTGGGAATCCTTCAGGAACGGCGCAGCAAACTATCTCCGTTTTGTACGGCGGCAGCATCGGGGCCTTGGCCTTTCATAATCCAGCAGCAGCCGGCGCGGTCGTGTTGGGGCCTCCAGCGCTCGCCAAGCTCTACACGAGTCAAGCGGGGCTAAAGTTTCTCACGGAAGCGATTCAGACCCCGGCAAATTCACCTAACGCAGCCCAACTTGCTTCCAAGATCAGTGCCATACTTTCCGAAGAGAAAGCGCGGCGGGACATGTCGCCCATTGAGAGAGACTTGATCTTGAAGAAGGCAATTGTAATCGATGTGGAAAAGAAGGCGGCGGAGTGATCATAGCCATTGCAGTCATCTCCCTAGGCGTCCTCTTCGCCGCAATCGTCATTATTGGGGCAAAGATCCACCGAGGGCAGATGGATCAATGTCGGCGGCAGGTTTGGCGACGCCGTTAATCTCTTGGCTCACCAACATCTTGGAGAGGCTGCGAAGTCTTTCGTCTTCTGGATGGCCCTGAGATTGTTTGGAGATAAGAAGGGCAACAACGGGCTTGGTCATGCCTTCTGCGATTGCTCCCCTATCGTTCACGGCGATATTCCAATTAATCGCGTATTGAGCAAGGTAGTCTGTCCGGTGCTGTTGGAGTAACCACGAATAGTAAAGCATCCCGAGATAGCGATGGGGAAGGTTGCGGAGAAAGGCGAGCTGACGGCCTCGTGATTGGAGTTGCTCTGATAAGTGGGCTTGAGCGTAGACCATCAAGGCGAGAATGACGGAGATTTTGATGATAGTTTTCATTTGGGTAACTTTTCGGCCAGAAATTCACCGCTCCAAAACGTTAGGCGCCCATTTTCTCCAGTGAAAGCAATGTAGTCCCGATAACACCGAATCTCGGTGCTTTGGAATACTCCCATCGATTTTCCGGCGCTGAAAAGCTCTAGGCGGTACAGGTCGACAGGTGTTATGAAAGGCTCGGGCTCTGAGCATCCCGCCAGGAGCAAGGCTGAAAGAATGATGTATTTCATATTGATTTCCTCTCAATTCCAAGGATGCAGACACACGCCAAGAAGATCGACGGAATACCCGTAGGATTCCAGAGCCCAAAGCCGATAAAGGCGGCGATTCCACATAGACAGGCTGTATTGACCTCAGAAGGATATGAAAACGCCCTATAAGTCATCCTGGTAAGGAGAAAGAGCCATAGCGCGAGCCCTACAAGTCCGGTTTGAATGGCGATATCCAGGAAAACGTTGTGGCAGCGGTCAATATCGACTTTGAACGCAACGGGTTTGCCTCGGATGTGTTGAGTAATCGTTTCATGCTCACTTTTGCCAAAGAGGGTGCTTTGCGTATCTACTCCGTAACCCATGACCGGACGGATGGCGATATGCTCTAAAGCTTTCGTCGCAATGGCGGTTCGCGCTCCAGTTCCAAGGCTCTTCAAATCGAGCGTAAGCAGCTTTGGCAGGACCCCAACAACGGCAATGGCCAAGAGCGTGACTATGGTTGAAATAACCTCCTTGTGAAGCCTCTTGAAGTTCAAAGCCAAGTAGGCGCCTGCCCCAAACATAAGAGCAAAAATGATAGAGCGGTTACTTGTTAGGAATGTAAAGGGAATCGCGCACGCGATGAAAGCTGGATGTTTGGCCATGAGCATGCACGAACCAACGGCAGCAAAAGCAGAGATGGTGATATGCCCGTAAATGATGTTCTTATAGATTTCGGGCTTAATAAGCATCACAGAGAGGCAGATTGAGAGAATGGCGCAAATGGTCAGAAAAAGACGGGGAAGCGTGGAGCATCTCCAGAAAAGCCAACCGAACCCGATCGCCAGAAGCCACATCGAAAGCCCTTCAAAACGCTTGTAATAGCCAAAGAGCGACATATCAAAATGATCTCCGAGGAGAGAGCAGAGTGCAGCCCATAGGAACCAAGCGATGAGGAGAATTCCGGGCTCTGAGAGTCTCTTTTCTGCTTTTGGGTGACAGCATAAGAGGCACATGGCCACGGCAATCATTCGGGCGGTTTGCCCTGAGATGGTCATTGCCGGGAAGAGGAAGAGGGTCAATAGGGCTAAGTGATTCATGGGCGGGCTCCCTTGGCTAGTTTGGCAATAATGCGTTGAAAGCGGTGTTTATAGCCTCGGTGCCATTTACATATAACATCGGCTCTTTCATGAAGGCCAGCCACGCATAACGCTACAAGCTCACGCTCTCTGCTAGATAACCTTGAGCATCTCATTTCATCTCCTTGATCTCAATGTCATCGAGCCAAATCGTCCCCACTCCCTCAGAGACAAAGACCATGTTAAAGAAGTCTGCCGCTCCGGTCTTGAACTTACAATCGGCTTGCGTCCAATCCATCGAGCCATCTACTTGATGCGGAATGTAGGTCCTGTCATTCCATTTCGAATCGCAGGTCAGGAAAGCGGGGTTGCCCTTCACGTCCTTGGACTTTACCCAATAGGAGAGGATGTAGGCTGTATTTGGTTTGCAGGGGATTCTTTGGTAGATGGCACCGTAGACGTTGGGGCGTTTCTCCTCGTGATTTTCGAGGATGGCGGAGCATTCCCCCGTATGAGCTTCTTTGTCGGTTTGGCCAATTTTGATGTTGGCTCCCTTGAGTGCAATGAAGCTCTCCCATATCTTTTGTTCCTCAAAGCCTCCGTTGAGGATCTTGGCCTCGATGGGAGGGCCTTTGACGGGGAGTTCCTTTTGGGTCTGCTTTGAGTAAAGGAGGGCGGCGATGATGATGCCTAGGATGGCGATGGTGATGGGGGTTTTTAGGTTGTTCATTAAAATAAGTAAGTAGCGGAGGATGTTTTGCTCAGGGGTCATTTCATTACACTTTCTTTACAGGTCATTCCCTCGGCCTCATTTGGTTGTAAGACACCTTCTGGAAGGTCAGGGCCTCGTAGGTGTACAGAAACCTTTCCGTGTCGGTTGCCCATGGGTGGCGAAAGCCGAAGACGATGTAGGCGACTGGTGCGTAGAGAGCGCACAGGAGAAGGACGATTGCTAAAATGGTTTTGAAGGTTTCTTTCATTTCATCATTTCTATTTTAAATTGCCCCGCACGTAGCCGGAAATTTCCAGCGCCATGCACATCGGCTATGCAGGCCGTGCGGGTTGTGCTTCCGAAGAAGCAGCCGAAAGTGGATTTGCTTCAAACATGCGGATAAGCGTCTGAAGTCTCGCGTCATGAAGGTCTCTCCTGCCTGAGTATTCCCCGGTTCTTTCTCGATCATAGAGGCAGCACAAGATCATGCCTACTTGCGGTCCTGTAAGCTTATAGGTGTATTTCATCCCTCCTCCTTCACGGGCTTATGCCTGACAATGACCTCGTAAGATTCATCCTCTACCACAACCGGGAGGGTGCAGGCTCCTGCTCCCATTCTCAGGAGATGCTCAACCAGGAGCTTAGCTAGTCTAGAGCCTTCAGAGAGTTCGGCAGATAGGTCTGGGTGGGGGTCGTCCATAAATATTATGGGGTCTTTGGGGTTTCTTGCGGGGGAGTGGGGTTAGTGGTTATTTGGCACATGATTTCTTTGAGGAAGATTTCCGCAACTTGCGGAACGATTGAGTTTCCGAGAAGGTCGCGTCGGTGTGATCCTTCGGGTATCCCATCATCCACTCTCTGTGGTTCGGATGTTGAGGACCACCAAGTTGCGTGTTGATCCCATCCCCGCTTGTTGCCGATGCCCCTTTGCGGTTCCAATCTCCACATACTGTTGGAGTCGAGAGCATCCTGTTGAGCTTCGCTTTCCCATGACTTCCTCCGTTGCCATCCTTGCAAGGAGTAGGCCAAAATCCAGACTCGGTCTCGGCGATGATTTGCACCAACGGCGGAAGCTGGTACACAGTTCCAGATAACATCATGCCCGAGCGCGGCCAAGTCCCTGAGAACTCCTCCAAAGACCCGTCCAGCATCATTTGAAAGGAGTCCTGGCACATTCTCCAGCAAGCACCATTGGGGCCGAATTTCGCCAATGACTCTGCACAGTTCGGGCCATAGGTGCCTTTCGTCGGAATCTCCACGCCTCGACCCGGCGAGGCTGAAAGGCTGGCAAGGAAAGCCTCCTGTAATGACATCCACATGGCCAATGAGTTCCTTGGCGATGTTTCGGATGTTTCCGTAGTTCGGCACTCCTGGCCAATGCTTTCGGAGGACGGCGCAAGCGTAGGGGTCGATCTCCGAGAATCCGATTGTGCGGAATCCAGCTCGTTCTCCGGCAAGGCTGAAGCCTCCGATTCCTGAGAAGAGGTCAAGCAAGGTGGGCTTTTCATTCAAAGCGCTCCCTCCCCCTTATTCTCTTTGTCTGCCGCCGAGGAAGGCGGAGGAGTTGCGGGCTCTCTCGAAGGAATGGCGTTGTCCGTCGTTTGTGGCTCTTCCTTCGCGTCTTTACTGAAAAGCGCGTTTACTATGGCTTGAACTGTTAAGGATTCCTGAACTGATGGCGACATGCGGCGGCGAATAGGCATACTTTCAGGCTGGACGCGAGGCCCCTCCAAATCGCAAATGCTCTTCCATGCTAACGTGTCACTATGGAAATATTCATCTCCTAAACGTGGTCCTTCTCCAACCTCTAACAGCCTCCACCCGCCCCCGCTCTGGGCTCGGGCTTCTTTCAGCTTCAAGATATACCTCTCCCGTTCGCGCTCCATCAATTTGATGTTGTGATTGAGGCGTCCAATGTCGTTGTCCTTGTAGCGAATGGAACCTTGAGCCTTCTCCACCTCCTCCTTGAGAGCGGCGTTTTCAGCCTCAAGAGCTTTGATCTTTTCTGTGAGGGGTGAAAGTGTCGCTTCTGCCAGTTCTCGCCCCAACTTACTAAACGAGTCATCCTTAGGAATGGGCTGAGGCTCGCAAGTCGTCCCGTGTGTGAACCATGGCTGACCGCATGAAGGGCAATTACTCACGAGAGCCTCCTTTCGCCGGTGATGGCAGCATCACACCTATGGCACATGCACCCGTAAGATGGATGTGAGCGCGAAACCTCGCTGGTTCTGTAGAGCCTATGGCCACAACCGCAGCAGTTAATGACGATGGTGAACTCAGATCCTTTCAGCGGCTTTCGGACTCCCTCCCCCTCGGCGTTCTCCTTCGGATGCAGGCTCACACTTCCTCCATGGGTTCAGGGATGCGCTGGGACCATTCCGCTTTAATCTGAGAAATATTTGTAAGCATTCCACGGGAACATTCCATCACTAGGCCGAATCCACTCGCTTCGACCCGCCGCATTCTCACGTTTTTCGGTCGATCTGCATAACGAGTCCAATACCATCCCGGCTCCGTTGGCTTCTTCTTCGTAAGTGTGAATTTCATAAATCTCCTTTGGTCTTTGACGGCTCTTGCGCGAGAGGAAGGGGCTCGTCGGTTTGATCCTGTACATGCCGAAGGTCACCCGCCTTCCACATATCCAATTCTCCTCGCTCATATTTATCGAAGCAGGATTTGCAGGCATCACACCCAAACCATTCTCCGTCCCAGCCGTGAGGTACCGGCGTGCCTTCGTACATGGGGATACCTTGCTGACATCCATAAAGCTTTTCTCCGCAGATATGGCACTCGGACTCGTGCAGCCACATTCTATTAATCGTAATCCTCACAGGCTCGTCCACACGAGGAGATGCTCCCTCCCCCGGTTTCTGCGTTTCAATTCCTTCGCTCATGGCTTCATTCATTAGTTTATTTGGGTTTAGGGGTGGGCAAGGCAGAGGGGCTACTGGGTGGGGGAGATGCATTGGGGGCCACATTCGATGTCAGGCTCCGAATCGAATCGTCCGGCGTTTGGATCTAGCTCGTCCAAGAAAACCCGCTGCGTTACACCGTTCTTTGATAGTTTGAGAATCGCGTAACCGATCTCCCGCTCTACGGCTGCAACGCGGTTAAAATGCTCAGGGAAGTCCTTGCGAATCTTGTTGAAGTAGCCAGCCCCACCCTTTACGCATCCGATACAGTTGTTATTTTTGTACCCCAATAGGTACATCGCTGGCATCGTGATCCCAGCCTCACGAATGATTCTGTAGCAGTCGGACTTCGTAACGCCTCGATCTCTTAGAATCCAATCGCAATCAAGACCGTGGTTGTCCCTTTCGAAGTCCGTGATCCGGCCGGATTCGTCGGCTGTCATGCCGTAAATATCCGTGTCTCCCAGTTGACGATAGGCTTTGCCAACCGCGCGTTTCAGTAGCTTCGTGCAGGGGGCTCCGTGGTGCCCCACAATGAATTGCTCCCCTCGAAACACTTCCATAATATCGGCGTACTTCGGATGTTTGAGGATCTTAACCTCTTTGCCGATCCACCTGGAGACATCAGCCATGAACCTTGCATTGTCTGGGTGCTCAAACTTGAGGGTGTCGCAATAGAGGATTTCCACTTGGTCATTGGGATACTTTTCAACTGCGAGTTTTGCGGCTACGGTAGAAGCAGCCCCACACGAGAACCAGACAAGTATCCGGCCTTGAAACATGAAGGTCTGTCTCATGCGATGCCAATTACACGACCACCACACGACGGACAGCTCTCGCCTACGGAGATGGCGTTATGGTTAATCGGACATTCCACCTCCCCTTTCGACGCTTCCTCTTTGGCAGGAATGCAGAGGGCCTCTTGGATTCTCAGCTTTAATTCGCTGGCGTCGTAGTCTGTCATTAGCTCCATCAGAGCGCCCTCGGCTTTACCAAGACAGTCCCGCAATGTCTCCATCTGCCCCCTTGCCGCTTCCAGCTCCCTCTCCAGCCTCTCGAACTCGTTTTTGTCATGCAGGTTCAACCCGCAATAGCTTGTTCCTTCATCCCCTGAGACGATATGGGGGCATGGCTTGGACCGGAGGGCTTCCAGCTCTGCCTCAAGCTCTGAGATGTGGGAGAGGAGTATGAGGTATCCGTCGTTGTAAGGATTGTGGGGCTCGATAGCCTTCATGGCTTCGGCTCCGTTCTTCATCGTTTGTAGATCGTCTTTGGTCATCATTTGGAGTCTTTCTTATTTTTAACTCGGTAGAGCATGAAATCGGCAAGCAAGTCCCAGAATTTGAAATGCTTCAGGAGTCTTTCCGCAGTCGCTTCTACGCACGCCACAAAGCAATAGATCGAGGACGCAATCATCAGGCCGTAGCCAAGCCACATGGCGAAATTATCCATGGCTCTCCTCCTTCTCGGCAGGCGTGGCGGGCGTAATGTCTGCCTCTGCGAGTATTCCTAGAACAGCCTCCTCCAGACAGTCGGTTAACCGTTTGGTGGATAAAAGCCCTTGGGCGAGGTCTTCAATGGCCTCAAGCCTCACCTCAAGCTCATCGCGCTCCTCTTTCACCGCTCGGAGTTCGGCCATCTGATTCTTTACGGTGGTTTTGAGTAGATTGAGGCAGTCGGTGATTTGCTCCCCGGCTTCGGCATATCCAAATAGATTCGACCATTCCGGGCTCGCACCAGTAACGAGGTAGTGAAAATGAGATGCGGCTTCTTCTGCGGCGTCACGTTCAACCATCGCTTGTTCAAGCTTCACCTCCACCGCTCGGAGTTCGGCTTTGTAGATCGTGACCAAGCCCTGCTCAACGAGCACCGCGTCTCGGAGTTCCTTGGATCTCTTAAGGAGGACTTCTGTATCATATTTGCAAATCTGCAATTCAGACTCTGCCTGAATGCGTGCGTCGTGCTCTTCCGTGAGAGCTTGGCGAAGATTTAAAAGTTCTTCCGCAATAGTTTGTTCGCTCATATGGACTCCTTTTGTTTTAAGCCAAGCTTCGCAGCTGCTTTCATTTCGTTCCGTGTGTCTTTCGGGATACAGGGGCCGTCTGGATAGGGGCCTTCATTTACTGTTTCGTAAATGGCCTGCAAAAGGGCCTCCCGCATCACCTCTATAATGGATTGCGCTTCCCCCAACTCCCCCTCTGCCTGCTCTGCCTTCTCCTTCCATTTGGCCGCATCGTCTCGTGCTTCCCGCTTCTCCCGTATTAGACGGAGAATGTTTATGTGAGTCGGTTCATCTGTAGCCGAAGGATCTCCATCCAGAACGCCGTCACACAATGCGAGTTCCTCCCGCAGTACACGCTCTCTCTCGTGTGATGCGTCAATCTCAGATTGGCGGGCGTTCCAACCACCCCATGCGATTTCCCTTAAACGGAAATGGAGCCGCTTTCTAACATCCTCCTCGGTTTCAGGATTGCTGTAATATTCGTCGAAGCTCAGGGGCTCCACACGAGGAGCTACTCCCTCCTGCCCCTCAGGCTTTAACTCCTCTGGCTTTGGGCTCACCGATTCCGGCTGTTGGGGTGGGGTCGCGTCTTGGGGGTGGGAGTTCATGCAACCCTCTGGTTCATTTCAATAATTTTGCAATCCCCACTCTGGATGGCGACGGCCTTAAGTGAGTCTACATTCCAAAGTCTTCGCACCCCATGTCCCCGCATAGCAACTGGCACATGTTCTTTGCGTAGGTTACCGATCATGGCATTAACGGCGTTCCAAGTGCGGCCAAGCTCTATTCCAATCTCTTCGCATGTTGCCTTTTCTTCCCTACGGCGAATCAGGTATTCCACCTCCCCTTGAGTCCAAGATTTATTAGACCTACCAGCGACATGTCCTTTTGTTCTGCGTTCAAGAGGAACTCCATTGCTTCGCAACTTGCCGACCATTTTGAGCACTGAAGCCGTTGTAACTTCCAACTTGGTCGCAATATCAGATACGCTTTCGCGAGATGCCCACATTTGCATGAGCAAACGTAGTTCTTCTGTTGTCCAGCGGTGACCTGTGTAATGTAATGTTTTTTTCATAAATTTACTTCCTCTGGAGATTTTCGATGAAGGCGATAGTAGCCCTTGCGTTTCTTCTGGCGGGGCTGCTTCTTGGATGAAGCGCGATTTGCTTCAAGGTCTGCATGGTCAGTTCGAGCATTTTCTCAGTGAGATCATTCTTGTCTTTCCAGTAATAGGCGTCCTTTTTCATACTCTTATTTCCTCCTCTTTGTGGTGCGCTTGGGGGTGCGCTTGGGGGTGATGGGGCGGCGGGATGATATTTTTCGGTTAAGAGCTCCCAGTTCCCGAGCTGCATGCAAATAGGAGAGGGCCATTCCAAGATATGGGGGAGACTTACCCTCCTTCCATTGGGCTTTCTTTTCTCTTCCTAAGGCTCGGAAGTATTCTTCCATGTGCTGGAGCCGTCCTTTAATTTCGGAAATCTTCATCGTTTTCCTTTCATGCGCTTGGGTTGGAGCTTGATACGCTCGCTATTGGCCATGAGCGTGTCGCACACTTTGTCCCAGTGCTTACGCTCGTTGAGCTTACAAATGGCGAACGATACCAATTTGCGAAGACGGGCGTTCGATTCTCCCAACTCCTTCACCTCTGCCCTTAGTCGTCTGTACTCGCCAAGGGACACGAGCATGTAGGGCTTTTCATCCAAAGCGTATTTATTCATCCAACGCTGAACATGATAATTAGCAGCCCATACCTTCACCGCACCACACGACTTAGAGGGCCTCTTTGTCAGAGGGCGTTTCAACTCTCCCCCTGCCTTCACCTTCAGCGCCTTCCCCTTACTCTTGCTCATAAAACCTCCTTGGGGCTAACAGCGTTCTTGGTGGAATCGGCTTTCTTGTCGGTTTGAGGCCAAATCTCCCCACAAAAATCTGGCCAACATTGGATGCAGATATGGGCCACACACGGATCACTGTTGGAATTGGGCGCGTGGATTTTAAGGATGTAATTTTGCGCCATGTGTGCCTCCTCGAGTTTTTTACACCTATCGCATTTGATCATGTTGCTCATTGGGGATCCTTGAGTGCGGCTTTTGCGTCCTCAATCAGTTCATCCAACGTGAGATCGCATCCTCCTGCATCGTCATACAATAATTCAGGATTGAACTTAGCTAACCGTGCAATAAGCTCCTCCATCCTCCCGATCCTCTCGGCCTGGGATGCGGCTCCAGCGGCGTAGGCGGCGTTCCACGCTCTTTCAGAGATGTGCTGATCACGTTCGTACCTCTCGTGTGTTTCGTGCATCTGATGAGGACTGGGAGGGATGGTCATTGAGTTCCACCATTCCAAATGATTCTTTGCTGGCGCTGGCGGTTGAGGGGGAGTCATAGGATTATTCAGAAAATGATTCGAATGGGCATATTGCCGCAAAGAAAGCGCCTGCGAGAGAAAACATCACGAAGAGCGCAAGCTTAGGGCATCGGTGAAACTCTTCTCCCGTAAGCCAGAAGATGAACAATCCGCTGCAAAATACGGCTACGGCGAGTAAGATTCTAAATATCAAATATTTCATAGTAATTGCAGCTGTTTGGCAGTAGCTGTGATGCGGTTACGAGGAACTAAGACGATGGATTCGTTGAGTAAGTCTCCTCCGAGCGAGTCCTCAACCAGTGTGATCAATTCGCGCTTCGTCGTGAAAGTGCGGCCACAAAGGCGCCCATAGCGTTGTGAAATCGCTTCCCAATGGTGCGCCCCTGGGTGACAGATATGATAGGAGACGAATGAAGTCATATTCTTTCTATGGTGATCGTTGCGCCTTCTTCACCTTTTGCGACGTAGTGCGTGCTTTGGGAGTTTTGGGGTATCCATGCCAGCGAGTCGTCTAGAGGCACGTGTGAGGCAATCCATGATTGTTGCGAGCATCCCATCATTGTCCCGAGTTCGATGGTCTGAGATATTCCATACAATTGTGACTCGATACTTCGGATGATCGCGTCCATTCGAAGCTTGTACTTTGGAGCTAGAAAGAGCCTTTTGTTTCCGATTCTCTTTCGATTCTTGAAGCTCAGGACATGGCCCAAGCCTTTGATGTGAATCACAATTGGCGGCGATGGCGGCAGCGGTTGCTTTTGGGAAGAATCGTCGGAATTCATTTGGGGTGATGTTTCGGCTCATAACTTCATTGCCAGCCATACGCAGGCTAAGAGGACTGCAAAGCCAATGGCGTCAGTTAAGGTTGGGTGGGAGAGGTCCATTTTCAGTTAGTTGCAAGGCGGTCGAGTCGGTTGCCAGTCTTAAAGCCCCATATCTTGCCTTCCGCCGTTTCCAGGAAGAGGTTGCAGGCATGGCAGGAGGCTTTTTGATATTCAGGATCAAGGAATCTAGATCCCCATCGCCCCTTGAGATGGTGACGGCATTGTGTAGCTCCAGTGCAAGCAGGGCTTCTTACTTCGCATGTGGGATGCTCTTCTAGAAATTCCGGCCATTGAGCATTTCGAATGCGGGATTCCTTTGCTCGACGCTTGGAGATTCGGCGTAATGGGGAGCGCTTCATTGGGAAATAAAGAGGTAAGCGAATTTTGCGGCCATGATTGCCATTGATGCGACCATTACGAATCCTGCTATAAGCGTCAGGCGGAACATGATTTCTTCAAAATTCCTCATTTCACTCTCCAATGATAAAGAATCCCATAGACTGCCTCTATGACGCCTTCCTTCTCTAGCTCTGCGATGGCTTCGACGATGAGTGTCCCATCCTCGCCTTTGGGATCTCCCAAGGCTTCAGCAATGGACAAGTAAGTACTCGTCCCGCTCGGGAGCATCTTGATTGCCTCGATGACAAGAGTTTTCATTTCTTCCATGGGGGTCATAGGTAAGTGGCTCCGATAAGTAAGGCCGCGGCGATGTAGGCTAGGATGATGTCGAGATATGGGGTCATCGGCGCGTGGTTGTGCTGGACTCTTCCCAGACTTCGAGTCCGGGAATATTCCGGTTGACGGCAATGGCGACATTGACCTTGCTCTTCACGTCCAGGATCTCGCAAAGGTCGGGGCGTGCGGCAAAGAGGGCATTCATATCGAGAACCCGATATTTCAAAGTCGTGCGGGTGATCGTGCCTTCAACTTTGGTCGCCTTGATGGGCTCGGCGCTCACAATGGCTTCCACCTTTGCGGCGGCAGCCTCCTGTGCAGGCTTATCGTTGGCGGCAGCAGCTTTCCGGCGTTCATCCTCGGCTTTCTGAAACTCGGCAAGCCTCGCTCTTTCTGCTTCCTCGGCCTTACGGCGCTTCTCGGCCTGAAACGATCCAAGGACCTTCCCGATGCGTGCCTTTTCGGGCTCCAACTCTTTGGAGTAAGTCTTGGCCAATCCGTCGATGATCTTACCCAGAGCAGTAAGAGGGCTTTTCAACTCAAGGCGGGAAGCCTCGACTCCACGCAGAGCCCCGTCAACCTCCGCAAGAATGGCCACTCCCATCTTCTCTTCGTCATCGTCTTCAATCGTGGTAATGCTCCGGGCTCTTTCGAGTGCCTTGGCCTTGAGGGCCATGATGTCCGATGAAAGCTCAATATTGGCATTGGAGATTTCCTCAATTTGCGAGGATAACTCCTTGATGCGTTCCAATGTGGTTGGTGTTGCGAGTGCAGTGGTCATATTAGGCGGCGTTCTGGTGAGATTTCATGAAGTCGGCGTGCCAAGCGGCGAGAGCCTTCAGAAGCGTTTCGTCCTGGGGAGTGGCCGAAGACGTGTGGTTATCGAAAAGCCATTGCAGCATGATGGGTTTTAATTCCCCCAACTTCTTGCCGTGAGCTTTGGTGTTGAGATGACAGACAACATCCTGCCAATTCTCTACGGGCTCTTGGTCAATCCCCCCTTCAGCATCGGGTTGAGACGAGGACTCAGCTCGGGCAGCGAAGTCTTTCGCGGCTTCATCGAGAGCCAGACGCAAGTCAGAATCGGCTCCGTTCACCGTCCCATTAAAGGGCTTCGGCTGCCATTCCTTGATGTACCAACCGAGAGTGGAAATTTCGGAGAGCTTCTTTCCCTTGTGCTTGCCGAAGTGCATCACGACATCCTGCCAAGGACCGTTGAAAGCCGATGGAGCGAATTTGCCGGGAGCAGGAGATGGACGAGGAGCCTCTTTCGCAATCTCATGAGATTGCCTGTCGGGATCGTTGTCTTCCTCGGTAGGAATTAAAAACGCCTGCATGAGGGCGTACTTGAGGCCCACGGAGAGAGCTTTATTCATGGCCTTGTCTCCTGAGTCCATCGCCTCACCAACGACGAAAGATTCGACGCAAGAACCGTCTTCAGTCCAAAACTTGAAGGTGATCTTTGCGAGGATGTGAGTCATCTTCGCGCCCTTCGTTGTCACAACGTCATGTTTCTCAAAATCCGTGACGTTGGTTGTGATGAAGACCTTATGTTTGGCGAAGAGTGAGTGCAGCTCGTTGTAAACGTCGTCGATTCCACGGAAGCGGAATCCTTGCTGCTCGTTTTTACGGTCTTTGGTGATCGCTCCGGTTTCGGAGAGGATCGCGGCCATTTTGGAGAAGATGAGAGGAGGGGTAGTCATGGTTTCCATACTTTAAAAGTTGAATTATTCGAGGTTGTGTTGACTGGCGTATTCAGGGGCGACCCAATCACAGCGCTCATAGGCGGCTTGTTCTCGGGCCATTGCTTCAGGAGAGGTGAAATCCACACTCAGGACGGCTTGGGATGCGTCGTCATTGGTGCCACCGTGACCAGCGGTAGCTCCTGGGTGGGATTTCAAAATGGATGGCTGTACCTTTTCAGGTAGTCCGGCGTAGACGATGGAGGCGGCTTGGCGGAGAGTCATAGCCTTCCTCCCGCCTTCACGAGGACGCGATTGAGTTCCACGAGCGCCGCGTGAGGCTGCCCACATTTGGATGGGAGGAATTTGGGATCTTTGCGCATGAGCTTTCCCATAAGCGTTTCAATGGCCGTTCTGGCACCGACACATGCCGCTTCAAGCTCTGGGGCGGTCTTCACTAAAGAGGCGTTGCCGCGCTCGACGAAACAGACCGTTCTTCCTGTTGAATCGACGATCAAAATCAAATGCCGAACATGGGGGTGCCCCCTCCATGGGCCTGGTCCGCGCTTGGATCTAGCTAGGCGTTTTTTGCCGTTATTTCGGTGGGTAGAATTTGCCTTCATGTGCTTTTGGAAGTTTCTTCCTAGGAAAAAATTTACTGGTGGTTATGCCGCAAAAGTGCAGCCGTGAATGGTTGCGTAGGCCGTCCTGTAGAGGGGAAAACCCCTTGGACAGACATCCAAGTCACGGCTGCACAAATTGGCAGCCCCAGTGGGAAGTGGCCTACGCATGGGAGCATCATTATCATATTGATAATATCTGTCAATCATTTTGATAAAGAAAAATGAAAAAAGATTTCTTAGAGCTAGCGAACGAACAAAGACGCTGTAGATTTCAGCAATGAAATTCCAACTGTTGTTGCCTGTGATTATTTCTATTGCGCTTTCAGGATGCTCAACAAGCTATGAAGGCGGTTCATCAGCGATGCGACTGCAAGATGACATTTTTCAAGTCAGCTTTGACGGAAACGGATATACAGATAGAGCGGAAGCGGGAGATTTCGCGCTTCTTAGAGCTGCTGACACTACCATTGAAAACGGCTATCGGTACTTTGTTGTTCTTGACGAACGAGACTTGTCCAGGAGCGGCTCATTTACAACGCCCATGAGTTCTCAAACGCGAGGGGCGGCTCAAGTCAGAGGCAATCAACTTCGATACTCTGAAACAACTCAATACCATGGAGGCGACACCATTAATTTTGTGCTGCCCAACAAGACCTATATGATTCGCGCATTCAAAGAAAAACCATCTACCGAAAACATGGTTTTTAATGCTCAAGACCTTTCCGAGAATCTTCGCAAGAAGTACGACATCAAATCGAAATAATGCGTCCGACGCAGAGAGAGATCCGAACACCGCCCCCCTGCTCGTGCGACGCGTTTTCTCGCAAAGGACTTGTTCTCCTCATTTTTCTGTTTTAAAGTCTCAACATGAAGCTGGGTCAAAAAACTACTCCAATTCGATGTTACGTCCCGCCGAGAATCGTGAAAGACTTTGCTGGCGTGCGTGGCCGTGTCATGAATGTGGTAAGGGCCTCTCCCCAGTCAGTCACCTTATCGGATGTATTGACTCAGATAAGTCAGTTCGGACAGACAGCTTCGAAGTCAGGTGCAAAAAGCAGGTAGGCTGGCTCCAGAGATGGGTAGGTGAATGCCCCCATATCGGGGAGCATGTGCTCTCTTTAACAAAGGTCGGCGAAGGCTCTGAGCACAGGGTTTATGCGGACGATGCGCGAGCTAAAGTTTACAAGGCAACCTTGAGGAATGTTTATGGAGACTGGTATTTTTTGGACGAAAATAATTTAGTCCATCAGGCTAGCTGCACGCCGATTGATTATCTCATTCGTTTGCATATTTGGGATAAACTTTTCGGCTCTTTCCCAACGGCGCTCGGCATCACTGAGGCAGGTCAGATTGTCTCCATCCAGGACTTCATCCAGGGCGCAGAGCCAACACAGGAAGCTGTAGACGCTTTCCTGGAATCAGCAAACTTGACCCCAGTAAAAAAATCCCGATGGCTCTGGAAGCGCGATTACCCCGAAATCTCAGTGTGGGTAGGCGATGCACGGTGCGATAATTTTGTCACTACTGAGGCAGGGATCGCTCCGATTGATATTCGCCTTTGGTTTACTTAATCCTACCTTTTTACTAAAGCTGTTCCGTCAATAGCGTGATTTTTTGGGATCAATCAGCAACTCACGGCTACTTCTCTCGTCGTTCGTAATCCATTGTTTTACGTTTGGCCATTCGGCACCCCAAATATTAAGACCCGCAAGCTCTAAAACGGCTATCCGTTTTTCGTCATTTAAACTCGTGCGGTAATCAGATCGAAAATCGCGCATCCATTGTTCAACTGGGGTGCGGTGTTTTTTATATGTTGAAACTGTAATTCTGGGGTCAATCAGCTCTTCAACAGTAATATCAAACGTGTGACAAATTATCCGAACTTTTGCCATTGGAATTGGGCGCGCACCGGTCAGGTACGGGTAGAACGAAGATCTTGGGATGCCACAATAGTCCGCAGCTCCTTTTGCATCATATCCATGGTCTTCAATCAACTGTCTTAACCTCGAAGCAATTCTCGCCTGCTCTTGTAATTGCTCTGGAGACGGCGGCTGCTTTGGCAGTCTTTTAGAGCTCTTCACGTCAGCTTTTTTCACAAACCTGTTACTATCCTGATTCAGGACTCCTAATACAATAGGGGAAGCACCCCAGTTGTTGCATAGGGGAATCCAAAAAATTATCATAATGATATTGACTCTGTTATCATTTTGATTAGTAGTTCACCCCATAGCGGAGCCGAGCAGCTCGCGGAGAGAGAAAATGAACGAATTTGTAATTTTTCAGTTGTCTACGGCGGTGAGGCCAAAAGCCTCGTTGTTGCATGTCTCATGCTCTCTCAATCCTGCTCGGATCGCCGTGGGCAACTGATTTTTTCACCATGAAACCAGCCACTACTAATTGTGAACTTCTCCGGGCCTGTGAGCTTGCCCCTCTGATTGGCAAGTCTGCTTGGTGGGTCTGTGCGGCTCGAAAGGCCGGGATGCCCTTTTTCTGTGATGTGATCACCTACAAGGACGCGGTCAAATGGATGCGGGCGAATCCTGATTTTAACGCGCAGGCGCAGTTTCCGACGAAGGCGCGAAAACCAAGGCCGTCACACAAGAGGAAAGGTCTTCCACTTTCAACCGCTGATAAATCCGATGAACTTCCACCGACGAATGCCCAACATAGCCCATTGCATCCCGCTCCGAGACCGTCTTTGAGCGAGCAAGCCTCGAAATAACAGTTACGCGCGTGCAATGAAAGCAATACTGAGGCAATCCAATCTTGCGAAAAAAGCGAGTCCATTGGGTGGAAGGTTGGGACGCGCAAGAAGGCTCCCAAGTGACTTTGCGCTTTTCGGCTTTCAACTTTTTCACAAGAGGGACGAGGCCCTGATGCAATTTAGTCGTGAAGACCTTCTTTCCTTTGGCGTGGAATTGAATCTCCATTTTCTCAAGGTCGATATGCTCCAGGGGGAGGGAAGTCTCCATGAGTCGGCAGCCTTGATGAAGGCCGATTTCAAAGGAAATTTGCATCCACTCCGGCCAATCCTTGAGGCCCGCGCGGATCTTCTCAATATCCGTTTCAGTGATCTCAGGCTTGATCTTTGGAGCATCCTTTTTAATCCCCAGCTCAGCGCATGGGTTGGCCATCGTGAGGTGAAAACGTCGGATAGCCTGCTTCATGAGGAGCTTCAAAACTCGCAGCTCATAAAGGGCGGTGTTTTTACTGGCGCCCTTTTTCAAGACGGAATGCTTCTTGCGCCAGGGGAAGTAGTCCATCACATGCTCATAGGCGACATGTCGAGGGCTGAGGATCTCCTTTTCCTTCAAGTAAACGGAAAGGCTGTTCCATGCGCTCTGGTATCGGGTATGAGTTTTACTTTCCTTGGGGTATTGCAGATTGAGGAAGTCCTGAACCCAGGCGCCCCAAGCCTCTCCGGAGCTCGCAGAGCCATTCCTAAGCTCATTGGCGGTGGTTGTGGCGCAGAGCTGCTTGGCTTGATTAGTCTGCTTTTTATCGTCCCATCGGAAGACTGTTGGTTTTCCAGACCAGTTGCCTTTCCCGTCCTTGGCCTTGATGTACCAAAAGGGAGATTTTTTAATCGTGTAGAGGCTCGCCATGGAGTTCACCATAGTTCACCAAGAAATCAAAATCTAGCCCATTTAAGCCCTAACCTTACCTATGGGCCACAAATTAAACCAAAGACATCTCACCTGGCTACGAAACGCAAGCGCTCTACCACTGAGCTAAGCGCGCTGGGTAAATTTGGTGAGTTCACCAAAAGTTCACCAAAACCCGCCCTTTCCAGCCGTCTGAAAGGGCTCCAAGTGACCGAAAGCCTGCCCTGTCAGGGGCGGCGTTTCAACTCCTTTTTCCCGCCGCGCCACGTGGCCCCCTGTACTTCGGCTTTTGCTCGTCCAGGGCATTCCTGTGGAGCGGCGGCGTCTTTTCTCAACCTTAACTAAATCCCCATGCCCCACGAATTGACCAATCACCAAATATCCGAACTTAAGAAATGTGAAACCATTATTGAGCGGGGTAAGGATACCTTTGTCGAGTGCGGGATTGCCATCGCCAGAATTAAGGATGAGAGGCTTTACCGCCAGGATCACAACTCCTTTGACGAGTACTGCAAGGCGCGTTGGGGATGGGGGAAAGCGTATGCCTATCACTTGATTGGAGCGGCTGAGGTCAAAAAGTCACCGATCGGTGACTCCATCCAAAATATGGAGCAGGCGAAAGCGATTCTCAAAGTTCCAGAGGAGAAGCGAGCTGAAGTCATGGAGAAGGCTGCAAAGGCCGGACCTGTGACAGGGAAGAGCATCGCCCAGGCGGCGGAGCCGGAGCTTGAGGACGAGGAGCCCGTCATTGAGTTGGATAAAACGGGATGGCCGATTCCTGATAAGGCGCTACCTCTCTTTAAGCGGTCTGGCGAGGTTCAAGAGATTCTTTCGGCTCTCAGTAAAATTAAAGGCGCCATCAAGAAGGCTCAGGATGAAAAGGACCCGCTTTATGCAGAGCTGACCTTTTCTACCGTCATCACGCATCTTGAGAATTCCTATCGGACGATTAAATGCGCTCTGCCGTATGCGGTTTGCACGAGTTGTCAGGGGCATCAGGCGTCTAAATGCACTCTTTGCAAGGGCAAGGGGTCGATTAGTCAATTTGCTTGGGAGACATTCGTTCCCAAAGACATCAAGGCGATTCGGGAAAAGGCTAAGAAATGATTTCCTTACGGCCTTACCAGACCCAGGCAGTCGAGAGCGTCTTCGAGGAATGGAAGGAGAAACGCTCGACGTTGATTGTTGAGCCTACCGGATGCGGGAAGACCACGATTTTTACAGAGGTTATCCGTAGGGCTCAGCCTCGCAGGGCTATCGTCTTGACGCATCGGGAGGAGCTTTTGACGCAGGCTGCCCGTCGAATTGAGTCTCAGGCAAATGTGACGTGTGACATTGAGATGGGGAATCTTCGGGCTTCAACAAGTCTCTTCTCCCGCTCTGAATGTATCGTTGCGACGGTGCAGAGCCTTTATTCAGGGGGAGAGGGAGAAGAGAGGATGCTTAAGTTCCGCCCGCAAGACTTTGGGCTTTTGATATGTGATGAGGCACACCATTACACCTCCCCTTCTTTCAGGAAGGTGATTGATTACTTCCGCCAGAATCCAGAGCTGAAGGTTTTGGGGGTTACGGCGACCCCAGACAGGACGGATGAACAGGCTCTGGGACAAATCTTTGAATCAGTCGCCCATGACTATGAAATCTTGGACGCGATTCATGATGGGTGGCTTGTGCCCGTTCAACAACAGATGGTGGAGGTTCAAAGCCTCGATTTCTCGAAGGTTCGGACGACGGCGGGAGATTTGAATGGGGCAGACCTGGCAGCGCTCATGGAGGCCGAAGAAACCCTGCAAGGGGTGGCTTCTTCGAGCATTGAGATTATCGGAGGGAGGCGGACTCTTGCTTTTACCTCTTCGGTGAAGCACGCGGAAATGCTTTGCGATATTTTCAACCGTCATCGTCCCGACATGGCGGCTTGGGTATGCGGAGCGACGCATAAGCAGTTAAGGCGGGAGACGCTTGAAAAGTTTTCATCAGGACAAACGCAGGTACTCGTCAATTGTGGCGTCCTGACCGAAGGCTTCGACTGTCCGCAAGTGGAAGTGATCATTCAGGCTCGGCCTACCAAGTCCCGTTGCCTTTACGCGCAGATTATTGGGCGGAGCTTGCGACCGTTGCCCGGAATTGTGGATGGGCTTGAGACGCCAGAGGAGAGGACGACGGCCATCAAGCAGAGTCAGAAGCCTTCAGCTTTGATCGTGGATTTCGTTGGGAATGCGGGGCGACACAAGCTCATGACGACCGCAGATATTCTTGGCGGCAATGTCAGCGATGAAGCCATTGAGAACGCGGTTAAGAGGGCTACCAAAGAAGGCAAGTCGGTCAACATGGTCGATATGCTGGAGGCCGAAGAGGAGAGGTTGCGAAGATTCGAAGAGCTTCGAAGGAAAGAGGCTGCACGCAAGGCGCATCTTGTCGGGAAAGCAACCTTCTCCACGCGCACAGTAGATGCTTTCGACGCTTATCAAATGGAGCCTACTAGATCTCGGGGATGGGATGACGGCAAGAGGCTTTCGGAAAAGCAAAATGGGGTTCTCCTGAAAGCGGGAATCAATCCTGAAGGGCTCCCCTATGCTCAGGCAAAGCAACTCCTCAATGAACAGTTCCGCAGGTGGAATCAGAAGCTTTGCACCTACAAGCAGGCCAAACTTTTACAGAAACACGGATATCAAACCAAAGATTTGCCTATGACGGAAGCCAGTAGGCTAATCGATGCCCTTGCCAAGAACGGATGGCGAAAGCCTCAGGAGATGGCCGCATGAATTCTAGGTTTGAAACTTCGAAGAAAAGCCTGCTTTGCAATGCAAAGTTACAGCCTTCAAGCTTAACTCCCAGCCACTCCGATAAGGAAATCATTGAGAGCGGCTCGACTGTGTTACCGCAGAGAGGACCCGACTCAACAGGCGACGGTTACTCGGAGAAAGGCACGACTCAAGACCAACTTCATGACCACGCTTCTGTAAGATAGGGAGCAAAAAAAGTCTGTCAAGCTTAATGAGTGCAATCTTCAAAAAAAGTGAGTGGGTAAGAGTAACAAAGGCTAATCCATGCCGTGTTTGCAAGAAGGATCATTGGTGCACTTACACGGAGGATGTCATTTGCTGTATGAGGGTTCAGAGCAACAAGGATCTGAAGAATGGAGGATGGTTGCATAAAGCCTCTGAGGAGTTTTTCCCTAAGTATGAAAAGCCGATTCGAGAAGAGCCGGAGATTCAAATCGATGCTGGGGGGATGTGGAAAGAATGGGTGCCTGGCACTAAGCCTTCGATGTTGCGGAGATTTGGGGAGAAGCTGGGGGTTGAGGCTTTAGCTTTGAGTTTTCTCGGGTGTGTGTGGTCTGCACCGAATGACGCATGGGCCTTTCCGATGCGGGACGCCAACAAGAAGATTATCGGAATCCGGCTGCGTTCGGAGGCTGGCGACAAGTGGGCGGTGAAAGGATCGAAAGCAGGATGTTTTTACACAACCAAGTTGCCCGTCGGCAAAACGCTTTATGTGCTGGAAGGACCAACAGACACGGCGGCGGGAATTACGCTCGGACTTACGGCGATAGGTAGACCTTCATGTCTTGGGTGTGAAGCTCAGGTTGTGGAGTACGTGAGGCTTAACAAGATTAGTGAGGTTGTTGTCTGCTCGGACAATGACGCCCCCGGATTGCGAGGGGCGGAGAAGCTGCAAGCGGCGCTCAAGGTTCCCTCCTGCATTTGGGTGCCTCCCTGCAAGGATCTGCGCGAGTTTTTGAGCCTTGGGGGTGATGCGCAAATGATCGACTCGATGATCCGCAATTTAATTTGGACACATCCAAAAAAAGCATGATGAAACAATAAAAACCTATGAACGAAACCAAAATGACAAAGCAACAAGTCGGAAAGCTTGGAGGGCTGGCAATCTCCAAGAACAAGGAGCACATGAGAGCAATAGGACGCAAAGGCGGTCTGTCCTTAAGTCAGAATAAAGAGCACATGTCAGCTATCGGGAAGCGTGGCGGATTAACCGTTAGTAAAGACCTGGCTTGGATGGCGGCGATTGGGCGTAAGGGTGGATTGGCAAAAAAGAAGGGGCCGCTATGACGAAGGCTGAAGTCTGGCTTGCGGCATGGTGTGCGACGAGGCATGCCGGGAATAACTGGTCCGATTGCGCGGAGTCTGCCGACAAATGCGTTAGAGATTTCGAGAAAAGGTTCATACCTGAAAGCGAATTCGGCGCGGCCTTGAAGAGACCCCATGTCCAACCGCCAAACAATCCATTCTATCCACCAAATCAATGCCACACATGACCACGAATCCAACCGAAGTGGAAGACGTGAAAGACTCCTGCTTTTTGTGTCTGGCAACACCAGAAGAAAGGCCGATTCTCTCAAGAGTATTATACGACCAGGAGGTAAGCATCTGCATCTCGTGTGAGAACGAGAGGGTGTGGAGTGTGATCCAAAGGGGAGATGGAAAGGCGGAGGGATGAAGATGACCTTAAAACAGCTAATCGGAGTCGTTCTTTTCTTTGGGCCGATAATTTGGCTGGTCAGCCAATCCGTGGCACATATCCCAAAAGGCGATAGGGTGGAGATGCTTAAGGCTATAGCGGCTGGGTTTGGATTTATAGGGATTTTATATATCGGCTCTGAACTGATGCGCCCTCTATGACCGCCTACTACGTGACGCCCTACGATTCCCCGGATCGCTTCCTAGTCTTGAAGAATATAGGAGAGGGGGAGATAGGCTACTTAGTTCAACTCAATCCTTCAGGAATCGACGAGTGTTCGTGCACATGGGGAGAGATGAATCCGGCACGGAAGGGACCCTCAAAACCATGCAAACATATTCGGCAAGTCTTAGCCTGTTTAAGGATCAAGAAAATCATTGCCGAGGAGAAAGGAAAAGAATGAGCTACAAGGTCGCCATTCGTAAGAACTCCACAGGGGAAGTTCGTATCTACGACATGGAATGCGAATGGGATGCAGATGGCTCAATGTTTTCATGGACTGAGGGCAATTATGGTTGTGACTGCAACCGGGAGCTCTTCTTTGAGCGGGCTAACGGGATTGAGATTCACACCGAGTGGTGCAGCGTCCGAAGGTTCTCGGTTCTCTACGCGCAACTTCCAAATGGAGAGAAACTCCCAATTGACCCATAAATCAAATTTATAGACAGCGTTCAAACGATAGATTATATCTATGCGTGAGAAATGTCAGATACCCCCTCCGATGATTCAGCCAATACCATTATGGGAGATACTGAAGCTCCGAAGCAGAAATCTAAGAGGGGCGGATGGAGGCCGGGAGCGGGGAGGAAGAAGGCTGCGAGTAATAGGGTGGAAGGTGGTCAATCAAACAGCGCAGGAAATCAAACGGCTTTACGGGAATCAAAGGATTCGAATCAAAGTGCTGAATCAAAAGAAATCAAAGGCAGCAAGATAGAGGCGGGTCAATTTGACGTAAGTCCAAATCAACATGGCGGCTCCGTTAGGCAACCATTATGCGAAGGGCGGGAGCAGACCCACATCGGGGAGGAAGCCGAATCTTCAGCCGCGGCAGGAATCAGTCTTAGGGAAGCGCTTGGGAGCGACCTTGATGACGGCGAGCTTGATTGTGATGCGGTATTTTATGGAGCAGGACAAACTCAGGGTGGCATCAGTGACAGACAAACCGACGGGAACCGAAACGAAGAAGACGGCGGAAGTTCCAGCCAAAGTTCAGGCGGCAATCGACCTTCTGAAGCATTACACGCTCAAGGCGGGGAGCGAAACGGAGGAAGCAGTATTAGTGGCTCAGAACACGCTCACGACGATCAATCTAGCTCAGGTAGTCAAAATGGTGGAGACGAGTCAGTTACTTCCGAGCAGCAACGGCAGCTCTTTGACCCCGGCGTCTACTGCTCCCTCTATTGTCGAGAACCGGGAAGCTGGCGTTACTCCCCGAAACAGCTTGAGTTCTTGCGTTCGTGTCGTGTCGTCGCAGAAGATTTAACGATTAAGCAGGATGACTTCCCTCGCAATATAGCTTTAGGCGCCGTCAACGGGGTGGGCAAGACCCAGATTATCGCCGATTTGATCCGTTATCTCATGGATACAATCCCTAATTGCGGGGTGGGTTTCACAAGTCACGTGCAGCGCCAATGTGAGATGTTGGAGAGGTATTTGCAGCAGCATCAACTACAGCCCCGTTTTGCCAATTGGAAATGCGTCTCAGGCAAGCTGGAGGAGCCCAATGGGAACTTTGCGCGGTGGTTTACCGCAAAGGATGTAGGTGCGGTGGAGTCACTTCATGCCCCCTTCATGGTTCGAATTCTGGATGAGGTTAAGTCCATGAAGGATGAAATTATTGACGCAACGAACCGTTGGCAGCCGAAGCTTACTATCTTCATATCTTCGAAGGGGCTCATGAGTGGGAGGTTTTACGACTGCTTTACGCAGCTTCGACAGTTTTGGCGAACGTTTGAAATCAACGCCTATGATTGTCCATGGATTCCGGGCGCATGGATCGAGGAGCAAGTAGCCACGCACGGAATCAACTCAGCCCTCGTCAAATCCATGATTACCAACGAATTCTCAGACGTGGATCTTAGGGTTTTGATCACGATTGAAGCGGTTAACGAGATTTTAAGGCATGAGCCGCAATGGGAAGATGATAGGCAGATTGTTGCGGGCTTAGATGTGTCGGCGGCGAAACGTGATGGTGACGAGTGCGTTATGGTTCATCGGCAAGGTAATAAGGTCAAAGAGCCTTGGAGTTGCCCGCCTTCAGATAACGAAATGGAAGTTGTAGGACGGGTGATGAACCGGATTAGAGAAGTGAAGCCTCATCATCTCTTCATTGATCGGGGAGGCTCAGGCGGCCCTGTGGCTGCCCGTATTGCGGAGATCATTGCAGCGGAAAACGGCATTACAACGGTCCATCGCGTCGGATTCGGGGACAAAGCTAATGACGAGCGGAAATATGCCAGGAAAAACGCGGAAATGTACGGGGTGCTGTCGGCCAAGGTAACTGAGCGCAAGGTTATCTTGCCCAACCACGCGAAGCTTATCGGCCAAATCACCTCTCGGCAGTATACGACGAATTCACAAGGGCAGATCGTACTCGAGAGCAAGGAAACCATGCGGAGACGCGGCGCTAAGTCTCCCGATTATGCGGACGCCCTTGTCATGTGCATGATGGAGCCTAATGCGGCATGGTCAGCGGTGCGAAAGACAAGGCAATGGTACGACGATAGCCACGCCAAAGAGCTTAGGAATCGAAACACCAACGGCGTCGGGATGGTGGGCGGCAAATACTTAGGAAGAGGATGATATGTTGCCCTCAGCAATCTTTCTGCGATACGGGGTGTACGAGTACAGGTGGCCAGCCTTTAGGCTCTTTAGCCGAATTAAACTCACCTCATCAGCCCTGCTTTTCAAATACGCTCAAACCATGAGGGCGTTGGATGCGTCCATCCCTGAAGATTGGAAGGGCGAGCCTGAGCCTAATCCGTACCCGTTATGAATGACCCAAAATGCTTCAATCAGACCTGTAAAGAGCAAGCGACCATGACTTACCACTTCACCGCAGAACAGCGAGTGGAGGTATGTCCCATATGTTTCGACATCCTTTGCCGTCGCTTCATCCGTTCACTTATTCCCCAACCCACCCCAAAACAACCCCATGAATGACCTAAACGAAGAAGATATGATTGGCTGGAATCGCACGATTAGAGCTGATGATGACGTATTTAACTTACGCCCGTTCAATGCCTCAGAGAAGCGGAAGGTGGATATTGCCCTGCTTCGGCTTGAAAGTAAGTACGGGACTAGGCATGCGACATTTAAGGATCAAATCCGGGCAGGAGCAATGGAGGGTGAAGCTTTGAAGAAGGAAAAGATTGACAGCAAAGACGTTTGTGGATGATAGCGGTCTTGAATGGCGTCGCTTACCAAAGGTAAATACAAGTCATACGATGAAACGATGGAGGCGTTAGACGCCCGTCGGGATTGGGAGAAGCGGATTGCTCAGCTTTACGCGCAGTACTACGGGTTAGATCGGCCTGACCTCATGACTTATCCATGGCCAGGGGCGGCGAATCATCGCTATCTCTTGGCGCAGATGACGATCAGTCAGCAGTTGCCCATTCGGAACAAGCTGATTCATTCGAGTAAGAATATCACGACCTTAATTGCTCGGAAGAAGGAATTGATTTCTAAGGCCCCCCTCCTCTCTGGCTACTTTGATTTTTATACTAAGCAGCGGACCGACTTCGAGAGGCAGATTCAATATGCAGCATGGCAACAGATGCAGAATGGCCTCTGCATCATGAAGACCTTCTTTGATTCCAAGAAAAAGAAAATCATCCATGAATCGATTCCAGCAATCTTCTTCATCGTCCCCTCAGATTGTCATGATGTGCATGAAAACCCTTGGTGTGCTCATGTTCTGGAAAAATCGGAATCGTGGGTCAAAGAGAGGTTCGAAGAGACGGCTGACAAGGCGCGGCTTCAAGCGTTTCTAAAGAAACACGCAGATGGCACAGCTTCAGTCGAGGAATCCGACAGCGCGGACTCTGAGAAGCATAGCTATGACCGAATGGGGATTAGTCGCAGTAAGGCCAAGACTCGCTCCATCGTCCTTTGGGAGAAGCATTTTAAGGACAAGGATACGGGAAAGATGATGATGGAATACATCCTTCCCGATGATCCATCCCTGAAGCTTATTGAGCCCTTCGGATACCCATACGAAAGCATGGTGAAGGCGGAGAAGTACATGTTTGAGGCTAGTAAGTACGAGGAGATCACCCCCCACTTCTACAGTTCCCAGGGAATCACGGAGAAGGCGACAGAGCTTGAATACTCGATTTCGGCCATGTGGCGAGCGCTCCTCAACACGTTGCAGCTCTACTCGAGCCCCGTGTTTTACCCGAACACACCGGATTCGATGCCGAGCACGACTCAGAACCTTGATTTTGAGCCCGGCTCCATCCTGCCCGGCGCCTTGACTAAGGTGGATATGGGAGAGGTTCCTGTTGAGTTCGTGGAACAAATCAACTTTCAGCGCGGGATCTTCGAGAGATGGGTAGGTTCCCCTGACTTCGGATTAGGCAAGGCAAACACGCTGGGAGAAGCCAGGACTGCCACTGAAGTCAAAGCGATTGCCTTCCAGAATAACCTCAATTCCGAGTCGGAGCTCAACAACTGGAAAATGTTCATCGGCGGAATCATGAAGAAGCAGCTTGGCTTACTCAACGAGTTCAAGGAGCAAATCGACGAATGGTCTTTCATGACCAAGGAGGGATTTCAAGAGTTCGATAAGCAGTTCCTCTCTGAAGACTATTTCGTTGAAGTCAACGGCTCGGCGGACGCCCTCAACCGAGAAGCGCAGCTTAATAACGCCATTGCTCTCTTTAACCTCGGGATTTCGGCGAATCAGGCGCAGCCCAACACGGCCAATATCGTGGAGCTTTACAAGAACGTGGTTGAGAATTCCGAACCTGAGAGAGTCGAACGCTTCGTGATGCAGGATGGCCAGGCGCAGCTTGATTCCGCTCGTGATGCCTTGCAGGACATGACCAACGCCCTTGTGCATGGGAAGATTGTTCCAAAGCAAGGCGGAGATCCGATGGTCAAGGCTCAGGTAGCCGTCCAGACACTGCAAAAGCTCATGGCATCCGGCCAACAGCTTGAGCCGGAAAAACTAGCTCAAATCTCTGAGTATATCGCCGCAAACCGGGATCAGCTCAAACAGACCAATAAGCAAGGGTATGCCCAAATCACGGCAGAGTTAGACAAACTCGATCAGGCGGCACATGCAGCCGTCGGCGCTCAACTGGAGGCAGCATGAACCTCCTTTTCCGCAAATTCATCATCAAATTAGCCTTAAGCTACGTCCGAGAGCCTGTGGCGTCGTATTACGAGGAAATCAAGTGGGACAATGATGATTCAAATGCTCTGAACGATTATTTGAAAAGCGATTCGGGCAAGAAATTTGAAAAGATGATGACTTGGAACAGCAATAAGGTCCTGGGGCGTGTCACTCGCGCTCAGAAAGAGGAACTAGATGATATTCGAGCCGAATCTAAGGCATGGAGAGCGTTAGGACAGATGCTCACCATGCTTCGAGTGCCAAAAAAGGATATCAAAGATCTTAGATTGACAGAAAAGCGTTCTGAAGAGATGTTCGCAAAAATGGTGAATAACAGCAGCAGGATTAACACGAACGCCATTTACCAGCGGAATTAGTTTCGTTCTTTAACATATTTTTGCGGCAACGGAATAATTACCCGGATGCCGACAGAGCCTGAGCTATAAACTCGGGCGAGTAGCACAGCTTTTATAGGGCTGATTCTCCTAACGGAGGGTCAGCCCTTTTTGTTGTGCGATACCGCGGGATAGGAAAGGAGTAATCCGTCTGCCTCATAAGCAGAAGATCGCTGGTGCAAGTCCGGCTCCCGCAACCAATTTCGAGTTTGAGGATTGGCCCCCTCGACTCGCAGCAGTGGCCAACATCAACGGACGCTTCGGGGTGACTCCTTAAGCGTAAACGTCAGTAAGTCAAAAACATCAAATGGAAACTCAATTCAATACGTCGGATGCAGGCGGGTCAATCGATCTGCTTGAGAACGATGCAATCCAAAATGATACCCCCGCGAATAACGGAGACGATCGCGGCGACTCCAATGAACCAAATAACAACCAATCTCAAACAGGAGATACGAAACAGGCCGATAGTGCGCCGATTTCAAAGGTAGACGACAAGCAAAAAGACAATCAGAACCCTGACCAAAAACCAAAATTCCAAAGCAGAGGGGAGAGACGGGAGCAAGAAATCAAAACCATGCTCGCTGAAGTTAAGCGCGAGCGTGAGGAGTTCCGCAGGGAGCGCGAAACTTGGTCCCGCAACAGTCCTCAAAATCCCAACCAAAATCAGCCTCAAGAGCCTGTGTTTGTGGAGCAGCCTAAGAAGCCCACATGGACCCGGGAGCAACTTACTGCCGAGTACGCGAAAGCGAAGGCGGCGGGAGACGAGGTGACCATGCAGGCGGCTCAAAATGCCTTCGCTGAATGGGATAAGTACGAGACAGACCTGAAGTTTTGGAGGATGGAGAATGGTCAGAAGGTGGAGCGATTCAACACCGCTAGAAGGCAGAATTGGAATAAGGCACTGGAAAGATTTCCAGACCTTAAGAATGCCGATAGCGCGTTATATCGTGAGGCAAAGAGCCTCGCTCAACAGTTCCCTGAGGTGCTTCAGCGCATGTCAGGCGATGGGGAGTATCTGATTGCACAGCTTGCCGGGATGCGGATGGAACGCAGGAATCATACCTCTGAAGTCGGCGCATTAAAGGAGCAGGTAAAGAAACTTACCGAGCAACTTAACTCGACGCAGAAACGAATTCAGCCCGCAAGTCAAGGCGCGGCTCCAGTGGTAGCGAAGCCCGGAGAGGGCAAAACGCCCTTGGAGAGACTCGAAGCAAAGCTCGCGGCATAGGATTCAGTTCGGCGGTGGGGTGTGCGCTCGGTTCAACCAAATAACATATGGCTAATGGTGAACTTAGTACAGACTTGGCGGCGATTCAGGATTATTTCACTGAATCGGCAATGGAAGAGCGGGAATATGATTCTCCTCTTCTGAAGATGGCGGATAAACCTACGATCCCTGAGGGTCGGAAGGATGTCATGCATGTCTTCCGATGGAGCAAATTAGGGTTTGCGGAGGATGTTGCGGAGGGAGTCGATCCCGCGACCGATGAGACAATGGCGATGACTGAGTACAAGGTAGAACTCACTGAGTTCTCTAAGGCTCTGAAAATCATCTACTACGCTGACAAACAGCGCCTCATCAAGAACGCGAAAGAGGCTTATGTCAAAATGCGCGAGCAGGCTGAACGCACTGCGAATCGCAGACTGACCACAGCTATCAACGCTGGAAGCTCGAGCGGCAATAACTCGTTTACACGCGCACAACGCATGTACGCGAACGGCAAAGACACCTTTGCGGCTCTTACCTCTGACGATTATCTGCGTGAAACAGATATTCAAGCGGCCATCAGCTACCTGATTAAGCAGGGGCACAAAGGACCGTATCACTGCATCATTAATCCTTGGAGCCGTCAGTCACTCTTTGAGTATGACTCCAGCTTTAGGGACTTCTCCAAACAAGCCGGTGGCAAGGAAATGCGCACTGGCAAGATTGGGGAATGGGGCGGTGCAACCATCCATCTCATGCACGAGCCCTTCCGTGAGACCGTCAACGGCACGGAAGACACGCGCGACGACAACGGCCAAATCGTAACCAACTACGTATTCGCCGAAGGGGATACCTACGCGGCCAGTCGATTCGGCGGCACTGCAAAAAACGGGGGCTTCGCTCCTGAGTTCTGGATTAATCCATACCTCAGTAAGTCGAAAGCCTACTACTACATCTCCTACCGAATTCCATTCGGCGGGATTGTGCTCGATCCAACCAAGATCGTGCAACTCAAAGCGCATTACAACAAGGCCTAAGCCTTAACTAAGAAGGAAAAAAGAAAATGAAAAAGTATATCCTTGCAGTAATCGCGTTAGCTGTGGCGCTTGTGTTGCCTCTCCAGGCTGAGTACGTCAATTCGACGTTCTCCAGCTCTGCCGATGGCACCACGTCTGCTACGGTGTTCGTCCCGAAAGGAAGTGGATTCGCTCACATTACCGACTTGTCCTATGACTTGGACTCGGCGGTAACTACTGGAACTGTGGACATCCGGGCGGCTGAGTCGGAGCAATCCATTGCTTCGGCGACGTCGGGAACTGGTACGGTTCTGTGGTTCGATAATGATCCGACTCATGTGTCAGCACAAGAGTATGTGATCTTTTTCGATGAAAGTGCCAATGCGTACTTCCTGTACAAATGCACAGCGACGGCGGCGGCTTCGATCACCATTCAGGAGACTGCACCTATTACGACTACCTCGGATAAGGTGTATCCCTTGAAAGCCACGGCGCGACGCCATGCAGTCAATGTGATATCAGGCTCCCTCGGGTCCGCTGATATCTGGCTCCCGTCAGACCTGCCTTCAGCGCTGACGATCGACGGCAATACGACCTCCTGCCGAATCAGCATCAACGGCGTCAAAATCCGAAACTAAGGGGTTAATGGGGAGAGCGGGGAAGGTTCGATTCCTTCTCCGCTCTTTCACTATTTCATTATGAAACGATTTCTTATCGCGGTTCTTTGCCTTGTTGTGGGGATTGCTTCCGCTCAAGGGCCTGAATCCTTCAGCCTGACCCCGAGCGTAACCTCTCTTGCCGCCAACAGCACCAATTCGACGGCGGGAACGGTTAAGAAGCTTGCCGACGGTGAAAACAATGTTCGTATCTATCTGACTGCAACAGGGGGCGCGGCGACCACGAACGGGACGCTTGTTGTTAAGTTCATTACTGCAAGCGGTTCGGGGGACACAACAAACACCTTTGACACTGCCAGCCTAAGCGAAATCAAGCTCACGATGAGCAGCCTTGGAGCCAATACGTATACTATCAGCGACCGCTTTGTCTTGAGCGGGGCCAAGTACATCAAGGTAGGGCAAATCGAGAACACGTTTGCGGGCGCTGCAAGTAATTTCGTCATCACGGTTGGCTATCCACTAAAGGACCAATGAAAATCCCCTCTAAATACGTTTGGCTCGCGCTCTGCCTTGTGGCCTGCGTGTCGTTTGCTGCCTCGGTGAGTGATTTACAGACGGTAGACGGGGAGCAGCGCAACAAGGTCCAGGCCATCATTGACACTGAGACTGACGGGATGGTGACGACCACGAGCGGGGATTCTCGGTATGTGAATACTTCGGGCGATACCATGACAGGGGCTTTGACGATTTCAAACGCGCTTAATATCACTTCAGGTACAACCACGAATGAAACAGCGGTCTTGAACTATCCGGGACTCCGCACGCATTTTACTCCTCGGCAAATTACGCAACTAAGAGCGGTTTCGGTCAATGCGGGAGCGGTTATTGGAGGCTCCTATTCTCTCCTCGGGACTACGGGGTCTATTCGCTTCCCTGAAACCGGAGGTAGTCCTTATTACCAATTAGGAATGTCGCTCAATTTTACCCCAGGGCGAAACTATCGGGTCATTTCTACCTTCAGCTACGAAACCAACTACATCAATACTGCCGGGGCTTACGACATTCTCTTCGAGTATCTCTACTCCACCAATCGGCAAGTTGGGGGCTATGTAACGGTTGATTCTTTTTGTCCAACCACAATTGCGACCAACAGCACCGGGGGGTCTTTTGTGTGGACAAACACGGTCGTTGTGCCTTCCACGCCTACCTATGGCTTTGAAATTTACATGCTTCGAGCCACTGCATCCGGAACAGATACCGCTGTAGGTGGACTCTCTGAGGATAAACAAGTCATCGAGGAGATTAAATAACATGAAAACGTTTTTATTCGTTATGGCCGGGATTCTTACTTTTTCAGCTGTTACTCTTTCCGCGCAAAAGGCAACAGATGCGCGGGCGTCAAACCCGCCTGTAAATATTAAGGCGCAAGAGGCTCAAACTGACTCACGCCCCGTCGCAGTGAGAGATGTTGAGGACAGGCACGACTTTACGAAACTTAAAGCTTTGAAAGCACAAGCGATAGGAGTTGGTGGAGCGGTAGATCAAGCGGCCCTCGTTGCTTATCTTGAAAACCTCATACTCCTTTCCAAGACCTGCGACCCAAAGCACGTCCTCAAAGAGGTGAATAAGTAACTCATGGAACCTCACCCACAAGGTCCAAGCGAGATCATCGACTTAAAAATCCCTCGCATCCGGTTTACGCCAAAAGTTGCTTTTTGGATGATTACTGGATTGGGGACCTTGGGAGTAACTGCTTTCTGGCAGTACAGCGATACGCACAACGCGGAGAAGTTTCTGCCAAGGGCTGAGTATCAGAAAGACCAGGATGCAAGAGCTGAGTTTCAGAAATCACTCAAAGAGGACGTGAAAGAGATTAAGCAGGACTTAAAAGACTTCATGAAGGAGCAACGCAAGCAATGATCTGGCTCAAATCCATCATGTCCTGGCTCAAGCAGGGCAAGGTTGCCCGATGGGAATCCTCGGACAAAGAGCTTTCCCGTGAGATGGGCGGGGCTCCTCGCGTGGGCTCATTCAGTGAGCAAAGCGGAGACGGGGAGAAGTACAAGGGTATCAAGATCACTCTTCCACTGCCGGAGAAGCGATGAAACCTCATTACGTCCTAGTAAATGGGATTCGGACTAATCCCAATGATGTGAATGGGTGGACGGATCACGCTGAAGAGTGGCTAGAGGATTATGGTTACTCGGCCACGAAGTACGAATACTTTTGCACAAGCGTTTTTCGATGGGTGAGGCAGCCTTCCCGCTCTCGTAGCGTGGCAGAGATCATCAAGCGTTCGGTGAAGCCTGTTGTGTATGTGGGGCATTCCAACGGATGTGAGATTCTCGCCAAGATTTTTAGGGAAGACAAGATGGTCAGGATCAAGGACGCCCATCTCTTTGCCCCGGCGGTAGATCCTGATTTTGACGCGAACGGCTTCAATAAGGCTTTCCGGGATGGACGCATTGAGCGGCTCTTTATTTACGGCAGCAAAGCGGATCATACGCTGAGGATTGGGAATAAACTTACTGGATGGCTGCGCTTTATCGGCATGGGTTATGGGCACCTTGGATATGAAGGGCCTCGAAATCAATCAGGAGCGGCCATTCTCAGGACTTACGTGCATTGGCAGAACGAATTCGCGCACAGCGATTGGTTCAAGCCTCACAATTTTGAAAAGTCCATGAACTTGACGGTGAGGAAATGAGTCATGAGACGCAAAAACAAACCCAATTTTGGGCGACGAGCAAAAGGGATGGTTCATCAAATTACTTTTAACGCCCTTCTCTTACTCCTCGCCCCTCTCGCTTACCTCTTAACACCAACAGAAGACTATGAATCCTGAAAGAAACTTATGATCAACAAACCTAACTGCATTCAAATCCCCGAAGCCCTGAAGGGCCAACTTGAGCCCGAAGGGGAGCTTGAAATCTCCTACCGACTCACAGGCGAAGAAGGCAATCAATCCCTCGAAATTACAGGGATTGAAGGCGAGCCCGTTGCTAGCGAGCCCGAAAGCCCAATGTCCCGCATGAAAAGCCGCATGGGCTACAAAGAGGACGAAATGGATGCGCCGAATATTGCTTAACTGAATGAGTGATACGCTCGCACAGATGTCGTTGAAGGTGCTTCGCAACGCGAAGATTCCCAACAACAACAGTACGCCCGCAAATAATGCGATTACTGATATCAAGCAATATCTTAATCAGCGGGCGAAAAGCGTCTGGGCGCGGCGATTATTCCGAGAGTATATCATCCTTGGTTCGAAGTCGGTTTTGGCGTCCATAAAGACGATCACTCTCGGGAGCATCACGATTGAGTCAGGTTTCGATACGGATGGAAGAGGGCGTGATGCGGCGTTCTACGAGATCGGAGCCGTAAGAGAGGGCGACAATCCCTTATTGCCTGAGGATATCGGAGCAATTAACAGCGTAGATCCTGGTATATGGGCTTCGACGACCGCGCCGGTGCATTTCATCAATCGCGGGCAGAGCGGAATTCATCTCTTGGGAGCCTACAGCGCAAATACCACGCTTAGCTTCTGGGGGAAGGCTGGCTTTCAGGATCTAGCGGATGCGGAGACGTGGATCTTGGGAGATTCTGATGCGCTGATCGAGGGCGCCACTGCCGATATGTACACGTACTGGTGGGAAGATCATGCCACGGCGATGAAGCATGAGGCGAAGTTCGAGAATGCCATCAAGCTCCTTGTGGATGCCCAAGAGGTTCAGGGCGCATCGAAGCGAAGGATTATCCCGAAGATGCAAATCGGGCTTTCGTCTCAAGTGAGCTACACGAGCAAGACCGGCGTTTAAGCCATGCCTGAATACCCCACAGTCACCTTAAAGTCATTCTCTGGAGGCCAGAGGGATCGGGATCACCCCTCCGAACTCTTGGAGAATCAATATAGCTATGGGCGAAATATTGAGATTCGCTCGGGAGGGCTTTTTGATAACCGCCGGGGAAGGACTAAAAAAGTCAACTCTCCCGGCGCAAATCCTCAAGGAGCGTGCTGGTTTAGCCCAAGCCCCTCCTCTTTCTTCGTGATTGAGGTCAATGGAGGCAGGATTTTCAAATGGGAGGGAAGCGCGGCCACGTTCACGGAGATTGACCCTTCTGTTCAGCTTGCGAATACCTCAAGCCCCGTTTCGTTTGGGATTCTGAATGGGGTCCTCTTCATTTTCTCTGGAAACGCGGATAACGTGCGCTCGTGGGATGGTTCGGCAGCCACGTTGACGGATGAGGCCAATACCAACACAGATCCCCCTCTCACGTCAGTGGTAGGGACTCAGGCTAGTAAATTGTTGGCAGGGAAAACCGACACGGCGGGAACTGATGATTTTATCTACGTCTCAAGTGTCAATGACGGAAAGACATGGGATAGGACGAATAATAATCGTCGACTTCCAAGTAAGGGAAATGAGGGGCTAACAGCTATAGCAATGTACCGCAATGGGACGATTCTCGCGTTCACGAGGAAGACGGCGCATGAGATTGATGTTTCTCCATCTGCGGTAAGTGATTGGACGAGGAACACTTTAGACACGGAAATCGGCAGCATTTCGCCATGGGTGACCGTGGTCGGGGATGACGCTTTTTTTATGTCGGCGGACGGACATATCCGGTCCATCAAGCGCACGCAATTTGATAAGGCGTTCGGAGTTTCTCAGCCCATTACTTATTGGAATCCCAACCTCGTTGAGAGGATTAAGAAAACCAAGCTAAGCAATACTCGCGGGGCTTGGTTTGATAATTACCTTCTTGTGGGGGCTTGCCTTGATAACTCCAATTACAACAACGGAGTGATTGTCTTCGACATGCTGCACCAGATTCAAAGCCCGTCGGGGTTGATTCCTGTCTGCGTGGGAGAGTGGGATAATATGCGGCCTGGGGAATGGATTGTAACGAACTTCAACAGCCGAGAGCAGCTTTACTACATGGACGCTCTCGATGGGGCGCTATATCAGATGTTTTCGGGCGAGGATGATGACGGAGAGACTATTGATTCGGAGGTTCATATGCGCTCGCTGGATTTTGGAACCCAGAGGCATGACAAGACGGTCCTCGATGGGGAATTGCAGGTTTTGGACACCTACGGAGATGTGACGATCTCCTACGCAAAGGACGACGGGGCCTTTTCCGAGCTTCAGGAAGAAGCGGTGGGTTCAAGCGGAGCCTCTCTGCCCTTCACTTTGCCTGTAACGCTTGGCTCTGGCGGGGTGCTCGACTTTATTCCGCTCAGTTTTTACGGCCTTGGCCAGAGTCGATTCTGGCAGCCGAAGATTGAGCACACAAATGGGCTGCTATCGCTTAAGCAGATCACTTTGAGGGCCAAGGTTCACAACGCTTTAACGAGAGGCTATTAGGATGAATGAGAATAGAAAAACGATGTTTTTGTATGTGTTCCTCGGAGCAATCCTAGGTGGGTTTTTGGCTTCATGGACGCTCGTGCCAACACCCTCTGTTGACGCGGCTACGGTGACCTCGGGGGTTGCCTTCACGACAAATCAAGTCGTGCAGCATACGCACCTCAACAACGCCATTAATAACGCAACGGTTTCCGATATCGTTTCGGGAGATATCACGGATGGAACGATTGCGGCGGCGGACCTTGCGGCTAATTCAGTGACAAGCGTCAAAATCTTGGATGCAACTGTTACCGGAAGCGATATCGGCTCAAGGACTATCGCGGCTTCTAATATCCAAACGAATGGAGTCACAGAGATCGAGCTTGCAACAAATATTACTCTACGTGCAGGAACTTGGAATTTTACGAGCGCCACAGTCACGGCAAATTCGATTGCATCCACAGCCGTAAGCGGTACGACGACGACAGCCGGGGCAGGGGATAGCGGCAAAATCCCTAAGCTCGATTCTGACGGGAAGCTTGCGGATTCAATGATTCGCGGGAGTTCGCTTCTTAGCTCAAATCGCGCAAGTGTGGTTTCGTCAGCTTCTGGCTACACATGGACGACGGTAGCATCTCTTACGACGACAGCCACAAACGGAACTGTCATTATTTCTGGGCGGGCTTTGGCGGCAGTTGGCGATGCTGGAAATACCTTCTTAAGAATTCGCGACGCCTCTTCAAGTGTGACGGCTTCCATAGCCGGCACAGGCTTAGGGGGCGGGAATGCAACCCCATTTAGCTGCACGCTTACTGATAGCCTTTCGGGCAGCGCCAAAACGTACACCTTTGAACTGGCGAATTCCGGAACAAGCGTTACTTACACCAATGCGGCAGCTACAGGCGTTGGCGGAGTGAGTGCGCAGGCCAATCACCTAGGAATGACTCTCATTCAAAACCCATGATCAAGGCTTCTTCAACGGTCAACGTGATTTCGATGGCTGCCTTTGTTCGGCGGCATCTTCCTTTTATGCTTACGCCAGAGCGCAAGGCTCGGGAGAAGTTTACCAATTGGCTGAGCTGGAGCATGGGACGCACGAATATTTGCTGCATTCAGGATGGAGGCAAGATTCGGGCTCTTGGAGTGGCTAAGGCCATTGCGAGCACGAATGACGCAGGGATGAGCTACGCCAGCGACGAAAAAGGGATGATTCTTTATGTGCAACTCGCCATCGCTAAGGACACGGAGGCGTTCAAATCGCTCCTGAGGTATTGCCAGGGTCGATGGCCCCATTGCACCGAAATCATGTTCAACCGCAAAAAGTACAGAAAACGAGTAATCTACAACTTTAAGAATTTCCTTAGAAAGGCCGGGGTATAACAATGGGAGAAGACGAGATTCCACAATCACCAGAGATGCAGGCAACTCCTGCCGCTCCGACCGTTGGGCAATTGACCTCGGACGCCATGTCCGCGCAAGCCAGTGCCTTTGATCAAAGCCTTCCGCAGCTTGAGCGGTTTGCTCAGTCGCAGACGGACATTCAGGGAAGACAAGCCCCTCAACTTCTAGAGCAGTTCATTAAAAATCAATCGGTAGGCGGCCCTGCTTTGATTGGGTTGGCGCTAGATCGGGTGAAACAAGCAGATCCTAGCGGGTTCGCTCTCCGTGAGTCACTGATGCAGAGGGTTGCTGAAAATCTTTCCCAAGGCGGTGCGTATTCGGATGCGGAGAAGGCGAGACTCAAGGAGGATTTCCGTCAAGCTCAAGTGAATCGCGGATTCGGCACAGGTTTAAGCGATGCCCTGGATGAGGCGAACTTCTTGGAGATGAACCGCTTCAACCGCGAACAGGCTAGAATTGCCAACGCCATGCAGGTCTTGAGCGGAAGGGGCCCAATGGATTCCATGGGGCAAATGCAAGGGCTAACTCCTTTTGGCACTCAGGACGTGAGCGGGATGGCCAGCAACTTGATTCCGAGCACTACAAGCTTGATGGGCTTCGGGATGGGCGCGGCAGGCATGAATGCGGCGAATATTGCGAACGCCAACAACATGAAGCAGCATCAATTCGAATGGGGGCAGGCCAATAAGAGCAATCCTCTCAAAGAAGACATTATGTTCGGCCTGGAAGTGGGTAAAGGGGTTGGACAGATCGCCGGAGGAATTGCAGGCGCCGCGATGGGCAACCCGATGGCCGGAATGGGGGCTATGGGCGGAGCAAGTAATCTCGCGGGGACGGTGAGTCAGGGAAGCGGAGGGCGAGTCTCACAGCCTACAATGAGCTGGAATCAACCTTACTACTAATATGGCTTCTTCTACATGGCGTAATATCCTTCTCGCTCAACAAGCCGGGAAAAACGCAGGCGAAGCCCTTGGCGGCATCGGTGACTCTATTGACCGTGGATTTAATGGCGGGATGAACACGCAAGAGCGAGCCATGCGCCAATTTCAGCTACAGGATGAGCAACGAAAGCTCGCAAATGAACTTCGCTTAAAGGCCCTACTCAATCCCGAGGCGGGCATTATCCCGCTTCAGCCAGGACAGCAGATGGAAGGCGACTTGCAGCCGACTGGGTTTGATGGTTTTGGATTCAGCAAGGCGGCGAGGGATGCGGAGTTGAAGAGGCAGCTTGACCATGCAATTTCAGTTGAGAAAGCAAAGTACGCGGCAAGGCCGAAATACAAGTACGTGCAGGATCAGTTTGGCAATTGGGTTCAGATTGAAGAAGGAACCGCAGCCTCCCAGCCTGTGCTAGCTCCCGGAGCGAGTACGCAATTGCAAGGGAATTTAAAGAGGCAGCTTTACCAAAAGCTTGGGCCAGACGGCGTAAAGCACGTTTACGACGCAAGGACGAATGAAGATCTTGGGGCCGCAGAAAGCTTAAAGGGCGTTGTTCAAATGGATGCGGCGGGGAATATGTGGGTTGTGGACAATCGGCTTCAGGAAGGAAGCTCGCCGGGACTGGCTGGGGCAATTACAGCCCCAACTCCAGCTTCTACTCAAGGGGCGGCTGCTCCTGTAAGCCAGCTTAAAGGCGTTGTTTCAGGGGGCAAGCTCGTAGATTCAGACATCACTAAGATTTCTGCATGGGATGCGATGATTGACGACCTTCAGCGGGTTGAAAAGCTATTGGAGGGGAAAGATGATCGGGTGGGACCTGTTGCGGGGAGAGCTTACAATCTAAAGAGAGGAATCCCCGGCTTCGAAATGGATGAGGGAACCAGCGATTTGTTTAGCGCCATCGGCTCTATTTCAGCGGCCCAACTTCATGAAAAATACGGAGGAGCCCTGACAGGCTCCGAACTCGGAAGGGCCGGGAAATGGTCGATCAGCGAGAACGACAAGGCGATTGATTTGAAATCCAAAATCAAGCAAGCCCTCCAAGAAGCAAAATCGCAGAGGGAAAACTATTTGAAAAATCTTTCGGTAAAAGGGGTGGATGTGAGCAAGTTTAGCGGAGGCTTCCAAGGTGCTCCCGCAACATCTTCCGCTGACAACGATCCTCTAGGCATCCTTGCTAAATAACATGGGAACGAGAGAAGAAACGCTTTTGCGGGTTCGAGAGAAATATCCTCAGTATAAGGATATCCCAGACGACGACCTAGCAAACGCCCTGATCTCAAAATATCCTCAATACAAAGAAGCTCTATCGGCTCCAGCCGCACACGTTTCGACAACTGGGACAGATTCACCCGCCACTGATCGAGGAGGTCTTGATAAGCCAGTTTCACGAGAAGAGGCAAAGCGGATCGCACAGGAGAGAATGGTTGCGCGAGATCCGGGCCGATTAATCATGCTCAACAAAGGGCAGGCTGATCAAAATGTAGGCGTGAAAGGACAAGGCGCCATTCCGAGAGCTTTAGCGGCAACTGTTGGCGGAGGGTTCACATCGGGGCCTGCCCGCATTATTCAGGATCTCTTGCTTAGAGCTAAATTAACGACTCCTGAGGCGGTTGACGCTCTTGGCGTAAATCGGGTTTCTGAAGAGAACCCAGGAACCACATTGGCCGGGAATCTGGCCGGGGGCATCATTCCTGCCGGGAAGGTTTTTCAAGGGGCTTCGGCTCTTA